GCGTCTTTGCTATTTTACCTCTAATGCCATTTGTTCCAGAGGCTCGCTTAGCTACGCTTGCGAGTCTGAGTGACATGCTGTTTCTTTCTCAGGCATCGGTCGTCGGTCTTTATTTTGGCGCGACTGCGTATATGGCTAGGAAGTGATGTGGCAGGTTTCGGGGGTCTTAGGAGCCGCACTGGTCATGTGCGGGATTTCTTTTAAGGTTTATTACGATAGATCAGAAGCCGAAAAAGCTGCGTTGCGTGTTGAACTGCAAGCAGCAATAGATAATCAACAAGTGTTGGAAGGTACGATTAAAGCCCAAAATGACCGTATCGTCCGTGCTATAGAGGCGCAAAAACAGCAGCAGGAACAGATTCAAGGGTTGGAGCAAAAAAACCGGGAGGCTGCGACAGAAGTGTCCACCTTGCGCCAGAAGTTCGCTCGGCACGACCTCAACCACCTTTCTATACGAAAACCCGGTCTAATTGAGAGAATTATCAATAAAGCTACGAAAGGGGTTGGCGATGAACTTGCCCAGATCACTGATCCTGCTCGCTAGTCTGCTCCTGCCTTCTTGTGCGCTTTTAGATAGGCCCGAACCTGTCCCGCAAGTTAGACCTGTTGAGGTAGTTACGATAGAAAAGCCTGCGCCTGTGTTTCATCCGGTGCTACCAGAACAGATTGTGTTCCTACCCGTAGAATGGAAGATTCTTACTCCCAGTGAGATGGAGCAGTACATTACGGATCTGAAGGCCGGGGAGGCCCCCGTAAATGTATGGTACGGCCTTACGACCAAAGGGTACGAGAACCTGTCTGCCAATATGGGGGATATAAAGCGGTACCTACGTCAGATCCTGAACATAGTAGATTATTATCAGGACTTGCATCGGACTGAAGAAGCGCCTGAGGAAGAGTTGGTGGACTAATGGACAAATTGATCGAAATGCTACGCCGCCATGAGGGCGTAGAAGCCCATGTTTATCTATGTAGTGAGGGGCACGAAACAATCGGCGTAGGCCGCAATGTGTCTGAGTCTGGTCTTGGGCTATCCGATGACGAAATCGACTACCTGCTTACTAACGATATAGAGCGGGTCCGGATGGAGTTGACTGAAGAGTATTTCTGGTTTCCGGCGCTTAACGAGGCTCGACAGCACGCTATGATCGATCTGTCTTTCAACATTGGTCAGACCCGCCTGCGGGGGTTTGTAAAAGCTCTGGCCGCGATGGCAGAGGAGGATTTTGATCGAGCCTCTGAAGAGTTCTACGATAGTAGGTGGGCTACACAGGTAGGGGGCAGGGCCATAGAGATTTGCAAGATGATACGCACGGGTGAATATGCGTAAAGTTGTGTTTCCTCACACAAATGGGGATGCAGTCGAGCCCCTGCACACTATCGAGGTAGTCTGTGGGTACTGCGGATTTGACCTAGATGAGGCGGAACTAGCTGCGGCAACGTGTTCGGATTGTGGGGAACCTTTAGAGCTAAAGCAGAGTGTGTCTATTACTGTAACTACATTGCCCCCTATCTTTGGGCAAACATTATAGGTGTGTCATGCCACTTAAAAAGATGGTCTTCAAGCCGGGGGTTAACCGTGAAGTAAGCCGGTATACCAGTGAGCCCGGTTGGTATGAGTGCGACAAGGTTCGCTTTCGTGGTGGGTACCCTGAAAAAATAGGGGGCTGGCAACGAATATCTTCGTCTACTTTTCTAGGGGTATGCAGGTCGTTATCAAGCTGGGTAACGCTTGGGAGCATCCAGTACATAGGGGTGGGCACTCATCTCAAGTTCTACCTTGAGGAAGGGGCAGCATATAACGATATAACTCCTTTACGTGCTACTACTTCCGCCGGGGATGTTACTTTTGCTGCCACTAACGGGAGCAGTACCCTAACCGTCACAGATTCCTCTCATGGGGCCGTTGAGAACGATTTTGTAACGTTTACAGGGGCCGCATCGTTAGGTGGGACTATAACTGCGGAAGTCCTTAACCAAGAGTACCAAGTAGCTGAACTTGTAAACGCTAATAGCTACAAGATCACAGCCAAAAACCCTTCGACCGGAGTTGCTGTAGCCGCAAATGCTTCCGATAGTGGAAATGGTGGAAGCTCTGTTGTAGGGAAGTACCAGATAACCACGGGGCAAGCCTATGAGGTGCCTGCAGTTGGTTGGGGCGCAGGTACTTGGGGTGGGGGTACATGGGGTACAGGGCTATCGTCTACTGAAAATATACGCCTTTGGTCCCAAGCGCAGTTCGGGGAAGATCTTGTATTTGGGCCTCGTGATGGCCCTGTGTACTACTGGGATGCTACGAACGGTTTGTCTACTCGGGCAGTTGCGCTTACATCGTTATCTGGTGCGTCCGATGTTCCTACTACACAACGTCTGGTATTTGTATCTGACGTAAGTAGGTTTGTGTTCTGCATGGGGACTAATGTGTTAGGGAGCGGGACAACAGACCCTATGCTAATACGTTGGTCTGACCAAGAGAGTGTTACGAACTGGACTCCTGCAGCTACTAATCAGGCAGGAGATCTGCGTTTGTCTAAGGGTACAGAGATAATCAGTGCCCGACAGTCCAGAGAAGAGATATTAGTATGGACTGACTCCTCTCTGTACTCCCTGCAGTATCAAGGCCCTCCTGCTGTATGGGGAGCTAACTTAGTCGGGGATAATGTCTCTATTGCCTCCCAAAACGCGGTCGCACACTCCAATGGAGTGTCCTTCTGGATGGGGAAAGACAAGTTTTACATGTATGACGGGCGCACGCAGCCCTTGCCATGTACGGTTCGTCGGTACGTATTTGACGACTTTAATACGCTTCAGTATGACCAAGTATTCGCGGGTACGAATGAGGCTTTCCATGAAGTGTGGTGGTTTTACTGCTCTGACGACAGTACAACTATCGATAAGTATGTCGTCTATAACTACCTAGATAAGACTTGGTACTACGGTACGATGGCTCGCACAGCGTGGATGGATTCCGGCCTGCGGGATAGTCCTTTAGCCGCAACTTATACCTACAACCTCGTAGACCACGAAGTCGGTGCGGACGATAAAGAGACTGGGACTACCACCGCAATAACAGCAAGTATTACCTCTGGGCAGTTCGATATTGATGACGGGCATCGATTTGCCTTAATCAGCCGTGTTATGCCCGATATGGTATTTGAGGGGTCCACAGCTACTTCTCCCGCCGCAACCATATCCTTGCTGCCTTTGGCTAACTCCGGGTCTGGTTATAACGATCCAACGTCTGAGAGTGGTAATAGTTCGGGGGCGGTAACTCGCACGGCTACTTCTCCTGTAGAACAGTACACAGGGCAGATACACACCCGTGTGCGGGGGCGGCAAATGTCGCTCAAGGTCGAATCTACCGCAGAAGGGGTCAGGTGGCAGTTAGGTTCCCCGCGATTTGATATGCGGGTTGATGGACGACGCTAATGGCGAATGAGATATATAGAGGAGCCCCTCCTGCTCTACCTCAGGCAACGGACATGTATAACCGCCCATACATGGACCAGCTTAGCGGAGTGCTTCGGCTATTCTTTATTCGCTTAACCGGTACGTTAGATACCCTGTTGCGGACTGATGGGGGAGGGAAATTCCTATACTCCCCCCACGGTATGTTCTACAGCACAGCCGATCAGTCGGCTGCAGGTACTAATACTGGGTACTCAGTAACTTTTAACACTACTGACACGAGTAATGCGGTCAGTGTCGCCAGTAGCAGTCGTCTAACCGTCGATAACGATGGGCTGTACGGGTTCGATGTGATGCTGCAGGTAGAAAACAACGACGCTGCTGAACAGACTGTCCTTGTATGGCTTGCGCTAAATGGGTCAAACAAAGCGTACACAGCACAGAAATACACTGTAGGTCCGGGGGATTACTCCAGCCTGCATTGCTTATTCCATGTATCTCTTACAGCGACCCAATATGTAGAGGTCAAGTGGGCTACTAGTGACACAGACGTTAATCTGCATACGGAAAGTGCCTCATCTCCCCACTCCGGTATCCCGTCTGCCTCTGTAGCGGTGTCGTATATTAGTAATATATAAGCTCTAGTTGCTCCTAGTATCAGGTCCTCTATACTTACCGCACCCTTATTAGAGGAGCGACTGTTGGACTTTTTAGAGCTTTTTAACGCTGTTGCGTTATCCCAGAAGAGCATACCTTCCGATTTCATACCCGCAACTACACTTGATGATGTAGTGGACGAGGATACGCTTAACCTAGATAGCTTGGACGTTGCAATGACGTACTTTGTCCTAGCTGAAGCCTATGGCATACCTGAGGATGGTGATGAGGAACTACCTAAAGGTATGACCGTTCAGGACCTCTACGACCACCTGCTGAAGGAGAAGACCGCTGACCCTGAAGACACCTACGACTCCATCGAAGAGTTACTGGAGGATTTAGGGTGATCTATATAACGCATTACCGCACCGCAAGTACTACCGAAAAAACCCTTATCGATGACATTCCGTACCCTCAACACGCCCATATCCTTCCTAAGACCTTCAAACGGGCTAAACGTGGGATGTCCTACCCTCCTCATAAACTTTTAGAGGGGCTTTTGGACGAAGACCTCCTTAATTACGTCCGTGATAATCCAGTTAAGGGTAAGACCGGATTCCTGTTTGCCGCAGGTAACCAAGGGTGGATGGGCAACAATGGGCGTTATGACAAAGATCCCTCTACGCAACTGCACTACAAGGTAAAGGTACCCTTTATCGTGCTATCTAATATCTATGCAGGACGCATAGCTGGCATGTTTGGGGTGCACGACCACGTATCTACGGATGCTAGTGCCTGTGCGTCCAGCCTGAAAGTCCTCATGGATATGCAGAACCTGATGAATAACTTTGGGTTTGACCGGGTTGTGGTGTTCACCGGGGAGGATAGCGTAAACAATCTTGTCTTAGAGTTTTTTGGGGAGGCGGGAGCCAGCCTGCAACATAAGGATGAGGAGGACATGCAGCCTTCCGCCTTCGATGAACGGAACCAAGGGTTTCATATTGGGCAGGGGGCAGCGGTTATGGTTTTTGAGAAGGAGCACCCCAACATGGCCGATCCTGCGGCTACGTTCCTCGGGGCATATAGTTCCGCCGAAGACAACACCAACCCGCTGGGGCAACGGTCTGATGGGAGTGGGTACAGCAAAGCTATAGAAGGTGCCCTCTATATAGCCAATCTACCTCCAAATTGTGTAAAGTTGGTGAAGACGCATGGCACTGGTACGCCAGTAAACAATGCTGCGGAAAGAACGGCTTTATTGCGATCCCTAGGTCCTGATTTTATAGCGACCTCATACAAGCCCTTGGTAGGGCATACAATGGGAGCAAGCGGCCTGCTGGAAACAGGTTTACTGTTGGACGACATGAAGCGTAACTACGTGCCCAAAATACTCAACCGTACGGCCTACGATCCTGTGTTCCTTTCGGAAAGCGCAGAGGTCCCGGCTGGGCCTTTCCTCAGTCTAGCTGCTGGCATGGGTAACATTTACTCAGCCGCGCTGTTTCTTCCGGCGTCTTGATATGCGGATAGTGAACAGCAAAGAACGACTTCTGGAGGGGCCTGTGATCCTCGGTATGGCTGCTAGTAACGATAAGCAGACCACGGATCAGTACTCCCCTGACCAGTACCTAGCATTTATTGCCTCTGAGATGACGATACCCGGCACTGACGCAGTGCAGATCGGTAATACGGTCTTTATAGGGCACAAAGGGAAGGGTAAGAACAAGCGCAAGATGGTCGGGCGTGCGTTTAACGTAGATACAGGGCGTAACTTCATTCTGAATGGGTTCAAGTACTTTACTTACCTACAGAAGAAAAAGATCACGCACTATATGACTACGTTCCGTACCCCCGTGTTCCTTAATGCGTTTAAGTTGTTTGACCGTAGGGCACAGCAACAGAACTCTGACACCTTGTTCAGTATAGGTAAGGTTAAGGGTACGGATGAGTATGTCGTGTACATTCAATTAGGTAAGAAACCCCTCATGGGGCCATTACTTCGGAATAGATAGATGGCCGCTGTAGTTGATGCTGGACAGAAAGTATTCAAGGTAGTTCGCAGTGCGGTTGACTGGGTAGTTGATCGTGTTAAAGACGTTGCCGATTTTGTTGTAGACGACATCATAAGGCCGGTTGGCCGATGGATAGACGATTTCCGAAAGGGATTTTTTGACGACCCCTTAACAGCCACACTTAAAGTAGCTGCATTAGTGACTGGGCAGGCGCATTGGGCATGGCCCCTTATCGATGGGATAAACGCCCATAGAGCGGGGGGAGATTTCGGGGATGTTTTAGAGGCCACCGCTAAATCTTATATAGCCCAAAAAGTCGGTGCTGAAGTAGGGGACTTTGTAGGGGCCAATACACCGTTTAGTGCTGATATTGCTAATCAGATGGTTGTTGCAGGGGCCGAAGCAGCCACCAGAGCGGCTATATACGGGGAGTCTATTTCAGACGCATTCGTAACGGGCAGTCTCGCGGCGGGTATAGACACAGTTATAGGGACTATTGGGGAGAGACTAGGTGTTGAGTTTGAGGTAACGGACGCAGAGGGGAACACAGTAAAGAAATTCCTCCCTACTACTATACAGAACATAATAAGTAGTACAGCCGCTGCCGCTCTGACCGGTGATCTAACCGATGAAGATATAGCCAATGCTGTTAGTCGTAGTCTGCTTACAGCGGAATTTATGGCTAATGTAACTTCTTCCATAGGTATAGAAGATCCCAAAAAGTTAGCCTACATAACGGCGGCTAGTCAGCGTGTTTTGAGCAGCATTCTACTTGGAGAGGGTGGGGAAGAAGCTGGTAAAGCCGCAATGGCTACGCTTAACGCTTATGGGGCTAGTAAATTCCACGAGCTTATAGATGAAACTTTTTTTGGTAGAGCCCTTGGAAATGTTTTAGATATATTTTCTGGGGATTACCAAAGAACACAGGAAGCTACTAATGCTCTGAATGCAGTAAAGGAAGAGTGGAGTACAAAATATCCGGAGTATGCTGATTGGGTATCAGAATTAGATACGCTACGTGCTCCGTTGCTTCCGTTTGTCGAAGAGTATCAAAGGCTATTAGAGGCGAAAAAATTTGATACGTATGGGTTGGGCGGTATTGCCAATGAGCAATTTAATGAGCAGTTACGGGTAGCCGAAGAAAATCTTGTAAACGCCATAAGGAATATGGACGACGCGGACAGGTTTTCAGAGTTAGTAGAGCTAGTAACTACTGCGAACGAAGACCCGTTGGTTGAAGAAGCCGTTACGCTTGAAGATGCGTATAACGATTCCTTAGAGAGTCTTAATAATTCTTCAGCAAATCTCGATGAATCTCTTATTGCTTCTTCTACAGAGATAGCGGGGGCTCTAGCTCTTGACTTAGATCCTAATTTTAATGCAGCAGAGTACCTGCAGCTAAACAACCTTGTAGGTGTAGTTTCGGAAGCGGATGCAGCACAACACTTTGTAAACAACCTACACAACAGCCCTATTACGAACAACGCTAGTGCTCTAAGCAGGGCGGATGCTGCTTTTGGTGCGCTTGTACATAATCTTTTTGCGAACACTGACCTACAATCATCATTTAAGAATACAGCACACGCTCAAGCCGCTGTAAACGCTCTGTATGAAAGGCTACAGGAAGGGAGCGAGGGGTCTTTAGTTAATTTTATAGAACTCGCTAACAACGCTAATAGTCTTTTATCTACCGACCAAATTGACCCTGATGCCGCAGACTCCGTATTAGGTGAGTGGAACCAACTTATCGCCACGGCGGGAGAGAATATTCCCGTAGATGCTGAACCTTTAAGCCTATTTCAAGATGGCAGAGTTATACCTACAGATGTTTTGGGAGTACCAATTACCCGAGGGATAGATGGAGGGCTAGTACGGTTACCGCAATCTGAAATACGGTACAACGGTGTGACGGGTCGGGAAACTATCGAACGCACTATGGTTAGTCCGGGTGTCTGGAGGGAAGAGGTACGAGGATTTGATTCCGACGGCAATGAGACAACCTTTAGTAGTCGCGTCGTAGATTATTCTGAAGATCTAATGCAGTTGCTTGCCGCTAATCCTAGAGATAGCGCCCTACTTCTTATGTCCGCTGTTTCTTCGGGAAACCAGAACATAATAGATCAGGCTGCAGATATTTTAGACGCGGACCAGCCCCTTATAGATCGGGTCCAGCAGGCTATGGACTGGGCGGAAGAAAACTCCGGTGAGATCTATACGGTAGGTGCTCTAGGGGGACTTCAGTTAACCGTTGAGGGAACTGAATTACAAAACCTCATGGCAGGATTTTTTGAAGGGGTAAGCCAACCTTTTGCAGGATGGGGAAGTTCCTTCGATATGCTTAGGAGCGTAAACCTCCCGACAGGATACGGACCCCAAGGCGCAGAAATCACGGTCGATCCAGTTGAGAAGAGTGAATTTACTCAGTTCTTTGAAGCTATGGGCCGTATAGGGGAGGAAGGGTTTACAGAAGAATTTGCTGCTGAAAGGGCGGAACTTGATGGCAAAATTGCTAACGCGCAGCTAACTAACTACGCGGGGAGACCGGATGACCCCTCTACTCCCGATGTCGATGAGTCTTCTCCGGGGGGAGCTTACTACGAGGCTTATCAAGCGACCTACCAATCGGCTAAGGAACGTGGGGCTACTGACGAAGAAGCCGCCGAACTAGCCACCGCAGCAGGGCAGGCCGCACGAGATGCGTTATCGATGGAGGAGCTTAGCCTACAAGTTACACGAGGTGTCTGGGGGGCTATTTCAGAACACCCCGAAATGGCCGTAAAAGCCTACATAGGTATAGAGCTTGGAGCAGAGTTAGTAAACATAGCAGCCGGGGGGATTGCCGGAAAAGTTGCTAAAGGGGCTGCTGATATAGCAGGAGCAAGCGCCGAAGTTGCTACGAAAGTAGGGGCGTATTCTGCACTTGGGGCTGCAGTCGCCACCGATGCGGCTGAAGTTTTTGGGGCCTCCGCGACTGGTGCGTACGAGCGAGCTTTAGAAACAGCGATTCGTTCTGGAATGGCAACGAAAGACCCTACTACTGGCGAGTGGGTACCTACTGAAGAAGCCTATGCCTACGCAAATAATATTATGTGGGAAGCTGGTGGCGTTGCTTTAGGGCTGTTTCTTGCGACGGCGGGGTTTGGAGGGTTAGAACTGGAGAAAATGGTATTCAGCCCGAAAAGAATACCAGACCTAGGGGATGCAACAAAACCCCGTACTTTGCTCGGAGAAGCTATAAATGCCCTCCCTATAGAGTTTGTAGACAATCTATGGAGCGTTTACCAAAAGGAAGGTATTACAGAGTTCATCGAGGAAGCGGGTCTTGCAGCTTATGTAAGCGGACAGTTGGCTCTGTTAGACCCCAGCATAGACCCCAGAGGGGAGATGATAGGGGCTGGACTAATAGGGGCTTTTGCAGGGGGAGGTACTAGTGCGTCTGTATATGGGCTTACCCAGACTGGGGATCTAGCCTCTAACCTACTTGTAGCTTCTAATGAAAATGTTCAGAGAATACTGCAGGAGTTCGATGCTAATTACGATGCTTATGTAGAAAGCGGTAGGTTTCAAGAACTGTATGACGATGCTGCAACGGCATTAAATAACGCAGGCATAACCGCCACTACAGTAATCAATAACATCCTAGGCACTGTTGCTCAAGATGAGATAACAACTACGGCAGATGTAAGAGACGCTATAGCCGACCGGGCTGCTGAAGACGCAGATGTATATGACATGTTTACTGTTGGGGACATAGACAACTTTGTTGATATGCAGACCGACGAGGATTTAGATGCCGCTCTCGATACCTATATTTCAACTCGTCAGGACGAACTTGGCTCTGCAGACGAAGAAGTCGTAGACGAAGAAGTCGTAGACGAAGAAATCGTAGACGAAGAAGTCGTAGACGAAGAAATCGTAGACGAAGAAATCGTAGACGAAGAAATCGTAGACGAAGAGGTTGACGAAGAAGTCGTAGACGAAGAAATCGTAGACGAAGAAGTCGTAGACGATGAAGAAGCCCCCTTCCGCTACATGGGAGCGTCGTATGCACTGGCTGAGCTAGGGAGTAGCTTAGAAGAAGCTAGGGCTGATTTAGTTGCGTTACTCACTGATAACGGTGGGGACCTAGAGGACGCTTTAAGTACTCTGGCTGATAAGTTAGAGGTAAGTCCGGAGGGCCTTACCGGCCTTATAGGTGACTGGGCCTCAAGCGTAGCCGCAGACGTATCCCTCGGTGCAGATCTTGCAACAGGTCTAGCTACGTTAGGGACTAATATATCCAGTGTCGAGACTCGGTTAACTAAGTTAATCAACGATAACGACGGGGATGTCGATCAAGCTATAGCTGATCTATCTGCAGAGCTAAATACAACCGAGACCAACCTTACTAACCTTATAGGTAGTCCGGGGGATGACACTAATCCTCCCACCGGGGTATTCGCAAGTTTGGCAACAGGTCTAGCTGCGTTAGGGACCGATATAGATGATGTTGAGACTCGGTTAACTAAGTTAATCAACGAAAACGACGGTGATGTCGATCAAGCTGTAGCTGACCTAGCTAAAGAACTAGAAACAACCGAGACCAACCTTACTAACCTTATAGGTAGTCCGGGGGATGACACTAACCTCCCCACCGGGATATTTGCAGATATAGCGGGTCTGACAGCAAGTCTGGCTGAGTTAGGGACTGATATATCCAGTGTCGAGACTCGGTTAACTAAGTTAATTAACGATAACGACGGGGATGTCGATCAAGCTATAGCTGATCTATCTGCAGAGCTAGGTACAACTGAGACCAACCTTACTAACCTTATAGGTGATTTAGCTACAGACGTAGCTGCAGATATAGCAAACCTTGAAACAGGTTTGGCTGATCTCGGGACCAGCGTAAGTGAGGTTGAAACTGAGCTAACTAAGCTAATACAGGATCAAGGGCTAAGCACTGACGAAGCTATAGCTGAACTAGCTGGAGATCTAGGTACAACTGCAGACAACCTTACTAATCTTGTAGGTGATCTGGCTACAGATGTAGCTGCAGATATAGCAAACCTTGAAACAGGTTTGGCTGATCTCGGGACTGATATAGATGGAGTTGAGGCCCGGTTAACTGAGTTAATACAGGATCAAGGGAAGAGCACCGACGAAGCTATAGCTGACCTAGCTGTAGAGCTAGGTACAACTGCAGACAACCTTACTAATCTTGTAGGCGATCTGGCTACAGATGTAGCTACAGATATATCAAACCTTGAAACAGGTTTGGCTGATCTCGGGACTGATATAGATGGAGTTGAGGCCCGGTTAACTGAGTTAATACAGGATCAAGGGAAGAGCACCGACGAAGCTATAGCTGACCTAGCTGTAGAGCTAGGTACAACCGAGACCAACCTTTCTAATCTTGTAGGCGATCTGGCTACAGATGTAGCTGCAGATATAGCAGGTGTTACAGAAGACATTGCGGACGTTGCGGACGTACTGGGTACGCCGGGGCGGGATGACGATCCTTCTACCCCCAATGTCGATGAGTCTGCCGATCCTACCGGGCTGTTTGCGGACATCGCTGCTAAAGAAGAAGCGGGGATGCAACGTGACGCGGCTATTGAATCCGCCTTATCTGACCTTTCGGTTGACCTAGATATATCTATTGAGGAAGTCCTTGAGAGGATAGACCTCGCTGAAACTACTCTTGGGGAGTCTTTAACAGGTACCGAGGCGGCTTTAGCGAGCGATATTGACGCAGTCGCGAATCTAGTAGGTAAGCCCCGACAGGATGTAACCGCAACGGATATTGATTTCGTTGCTGATGTCATAGCGCAGAATAAAGTTCTAACAGAGAACCAGCTTGCGCTATACGATGTCACCGGGGACGGCCAGATCACTATTGAAGACCAGCAGATGCTGGATGATCTGCTTGCCGGACGCCCGGTTGATATAGCTACTACATCTCAGTTTGCGGGGCCCACAGGTATTTATGCAGCGATAGACGCTAATACCCAAAGAGAACTCGCAGCGATAGACGCTAGTACCGCGACGACACTTGATGCGCTAACTGACACTAAAATCGACCTACAGACTGACTTTAACAGGCAGCTTCAACAGGAGCAGAAAGAAAACCTCCTTATGGATGTTTTGTCGGACCCTGCTTCGATGAGGCGAGAAGTGTCTGTTACTACGCCACCCCCAACGAATATTGATTACCTATACGACTTTGGTAGTATTTTTGCTACTCCCCAGCAAGAAGGGCTGTTTGTCAGTCCTTATGGAACTGACCCTCAAGGCAGATCCCTTGCTACTCAATTAGGTGCCACAACAGATCAACTATTAGGGCTAGTTGGCCCCCGAGGTAGAGGTTAGAAACGACTATGATGTTACTTAACAGCCCTCAGGCGGATGAAGATAAAAAAGATGATAGAAGTTGGTTCGCTAAGATGTTGGATGGCGGTAGGGCTTTTGCGGATAGCGAAATAGGTAGCACACTGCTTGGTGCAGGGATAACTAAGTTACTGGACAACCAAGGTATGTTGGACCCCGATATTCGCCCTGTTGGATACCAAGGCGGGATACCTAAATATACGGCTGTGCGTCAGGGCGTCCCTATGGGGGGTGGAACGGGCATCGCAGGGCTGGCAGGAACTGCAGAGTCGCCAATGGCTGCACCTGTTACCCAAACTTATGCGTACGATCCAAATCGGCGTCCCGGTAGTTCTGGGCAAAGATATTTTTCTGATATTCAGTACGCTAAAGCTCCCGGTATTGCCGCTGCTAACCAACAAGCCATCACACAAGCGGAAGAGCTACGCAAATTCAACCTTGCAAATCCTGCCAGACAGTCTAGGCCACCCCCCGTGGCTACTATGCGTCATGGAGGTATAGTCGCACTTGCTCAAGGTCGATACCTAAATGGGAATTCCGATGGTATGGCCGATGCAGTTCCGGCAACGATTAACAACAATCAACCCGCTGCATTAAGTGACGGGGAGTTTGTTGTACCTGCTGATGTTGTCAGTCACCTCGGTAACGGAAACTCCAATGCCGGGGCAAAAACCCTTGATGAAATGATGGCTCGTGTACGGCAACAACGCACGGGTAGGTCCACCCAAGGTAAACAGATTAACCCGCGTAAAGCGTTACCTGCGTAAAGGTATATTTCTATGGCTAATGCAACTGCAACTGGGACTGGGGTAGACCCGAAACAAACAGCGGGTAGTGGTATAGGTTTAGGTCCCGATCCTAATGTAGGGCAACACACCGGATCAGAATCTTCCCTGTCCAGTTGGGCGGGGCCGTATGTCACTGACATATTGGGGAGAGGGCAGGCTCTGGGGGATATGCCCTATCAAGCCTATACCGGACCTCTGACGGCTGGCCCTTCGGCGCTACAGCAACAGGCTGCTACAGGTATTGCAGCCTTGGGGTTCCCTACAGATGCATCAGGTGCTGCCTTACAGCCCTACCAGCCTCAGTCATTTACGGCTGATGGCACTGCACAAACTTTCATGAACCCCTACATCCAGCAGGCTTTGAACCCGCAGTTGGATGAGCTTCGGCGGCAGACCGACATTGCGCGTACCGCACAGAACGCCAAGTTAGCCCAAGCTGGAGCCTATGGGGGATCTCGACAGGCGCTGGCAGACGTAGAGTTGACTAGGGCCATGCTCGACAAGATGGCCGGGGTAACTGGCGAGGGGTACCGGGATGCTTATTCTCGTGCAGCAGAACAGTTCAACCTAGAACAGGACCGCGCCCAAACTGCCCGAGACCGTGCCCTAGATTATGGAATTGGGGTGTTGGACGCCCAATCTCAGGCAGGGCGTGAGATGCGGGATATAGAGCAGGAAGGTATCGCCGCAGATTACCTGCAGTTTGAGGAAGAACGTGAGTTTCCTTACAAGCAGACACAGTACATGCAGTCGCTTCTCCAAGGATTGCCTCTTGCAGCCCAAAGTTTTTCGTATTCTGAACCTAGTGAAATATCCAAACTCTTGGGGAGTGGTGGGGGCATTGCAGAGCTACTGGGTTGGGGCAGGAAAGATGAAGGGAAGAGTGCTAAAGAAGCAGCGGGAGATGCTGTGACGAATGTAGCGACGAATTTAATGGAGGGCTACTTCTAATGATTAACCAAGGAATTGCTGCAACGGTTGATGACAAAGTAGATGCCTACCGTGCTAACCCAGATGCGCTTGCTCAACGGGCAAAAGGTAGTCAGGACCTTCTCGACCTGCTCGCACTACAGCAGGTAAACAAAGAGAAAGAAGCTGCCAAACGGCAGATTCAACTGAACACGCAGCCTCCCCAAGACACTATTCTGGCGCAGCTAGAAGCTGAAGCTGTTGGGCGTACTAAAGAAGACATGGTGAACCAGATTGGCGGCATCATGCGGACGCAGAACCAAGCCCAAGCAAAGAACATGCAGAGAGTGGGTAAGGAAGGTGCTGCAACCCCCCAACAACTTGCCAGTGTCCAACAAGGATTAGGGCAGGTTGCAGGTCAGATAAACCCTAATATAGCCCGTGCCCGTGCAGGGGGGATTGTTGGGTTCAGTAATGGCGGACTGGTACAGGATATACAGGACGCTATCGTAAGAAGGGACAAACAGAAATTAATCGACCTTGGTGGGTACACCCTTGAAATGTTTGGGGACAACCCCGATGCCGCTAGTATAGCTAAAGTGGTTAGGGAAAAAGGTAGGCAAAGCGGCTTCGCTGAGCCTCCAACAAAAACATCTTCAGTGGAAGAACAGCCTCCAGTGGGAAGACAGAGTTTTAATCCCGGCCCCATCAAAATCCCGAAATTGGCTGCGTCTAAAGGGATTCCTTCTGTTCTTGAGGGAGGGGAAACCCTAGAAGAACGTACAAGTAAAGTTTTCGGGCTTGGTGATAAAGGTATAGCAGGTTTTGGCCCCAAGGCGCAGGAACAAGCAGGTCTTGAAGCCGTACAAAAATACGAAACCGACGCTAACTTAAAGGAAAACAGAGAGAATTTGCGGAGACTGCAGGCTGAACGTGCCGATCCACAGGCTCGTGATCGTGATCGATTTATCGCAGGTCTACTGGGAGCTTCAGGAAGAGCTTCTACGGCTCTTGCAGGGGCAGGGGCTGCTTCGATGCAGTATAGGCAACGCGCTGCAGATGATGAATACAATGTAGCCGCGCAACTGGCGGGTCTTGATCGTCAAACCAGCCTAGATATGGCTACCATAAGCCAAAACGCCAAAGACGGAATGGCACAGAGACAAAAAACATACGCAGAATATCTCAGGACCATAACCGAAGCTGAATACAGACGCGCTGTAGCTGAAATGAGCGATCAGACCCAGCGCGATATTGAAAACGCTAGAAATGAAGTAGCTAAAATTGAGCAGGAGATGCTTAACCTACGGGAGGCAGAGACAAGCCGTAGGATGAGTCAACGGGACAAAATGACGTACCTCGACTCAGCCTTAGAACGAGTCCAGACACTGCGTGCAGCCCTGCAGGCGAACATACTTGAGGAGTTTAAGGCACAACGGAAGCCCTATATTGACCGATTGTCGCAGCTTGTGAATGCAACCACCGATGAGGACATAGCTGCACGCAAAGCGTTAAACGACGACATCGCAAAGTTAGATGAAACGGCTCGAACACAGATGATGGCGGCAAATGAAATAGCAGATCTGATAAAGCAGGAAGAAGCAATTGTAGCCGAGATGGAGCGTACAGTAGAGGGCAGTCAAAGTTTTGGGCCTGTTGAGGTCATAAACCCTAGATGACCACCTATACAGTCCAAGGTCTGGATGGGACCCGTTACAAAATAAACGGGCCTCCGGGGGCTACTGAAGAGCAAGTAGTCGCAGCTATACGCGCAAGTCTGGCTGAGCAGGAACTGGCTAGACAGGAAGAAGAAAGGCAGCGTGCCCTTGTTGAGGACGAACGCCCAGCACGTCGCGCTCTTGTTGAAGCCGAACGCCCCGTACGTCGCGCTCCCGTTGAAGACTCTACTTGGTACGAAGACCTCGCTGCGGGTGCAGGGGCTGGTGCTGTTGGTACGTTTGAATCGGCTGCGCTTGGTGCGGCTGCGCTGCTTGAGGAGGAAGAAGAACTAGCAGCCAGAGAAAAGATTCAGGGTATAGCTTCGCAGTTCACACCTGAGTTCGGTGATCCTGATAGCTTCGCGTACACCGCAGGTACGGGTATAGGCTCCCTAGCGGCGTTTTTCTCGCCCCTTGCGCTTCCCTTTGTAGTTCCGGCAGGTGGTGTTGCAAGTGCTGTCGCTGGCACAGCAGGTCTGGTGGGAACAGCCGCACTCGGAATAGCAGGTGGAGCCGGTGAGGCCAGCGAACGTGCCCGTGCTGCAGGTGCCACTGAAGACGAACGTAATACGGCAACACTACTTGGTGCCGGTGTCGGTATATCTGAAATACTTCCGTGGATGAAGGTTCTGGGTCGGGTACCGGGAGTAAGAAATCTTCTTAGTAAGACTGATATTGCGAAGACTAATGACCTAGCTAAGCAGCCCTCAGGTCCTCTGGCTAAGCCTGTACGTATCGCAGGAAAACTAGTCAAGA